TTTCCACCATAGGTGGCTCTGACTGAACTAGAATACTTACCTTCCTCAATCTCAGTTTCTTCTTTCTTCACACAGTTATTATAGGTCTTACCAAACATCTTTTTGGTGCCCTTCTTCTCATATCCAGGCCAGCACTTTTTCCCTTCTTCAACTACTCCACCTTCAATTGGTTCTGCTTTGATAATATCAATAGATTCAATTTCCAGTGCTTTGAAATCATCTCTCCAATTTGAAAACTCTACAGATTCTGATTTATTTCCCCAATTAGCAGCACCAACTTTACGGCACTTAACTAATGCACCAGATGCATATGCAGAAGGCCATACAGAATAACGTGACTTGACTTTATGATAGCAAGCATCTTTTGTGCCACTACCTTTCCCTTTCTTATCTTTTGCCTCAATAATTTCTACTTCTTCTTTTTTCATTTTCTTTTTGTCCGTAGAAACATAGGTTGGTTTTGCAGCACCAGTTTTTTGTTGTTGACCTGGATCTGCTGCTTTCTTTCTTCTAGAAGCAGATAGTCTTTCTTTTTTACTCATACTTGCTCTCTTTGCGGAAGAGACGCACTTCGGAGTTCCTTCGCCAGGTTCATCACTTGCACAAGTTCCACCTGTAACGACATTAACCCAACCACCTTTACCATCTTTTGATTTAGATCCTTTGAACCATTTATGGAGAGTTCCTTCATTCATTTTCTTTCTTCCTTGACAATGTGCTTTTTGAGAGAATCCTTTTGGGTTATTGCAATCGATTGATTTTTTATATTTTGCACTCCAACCTTCGGAGACGCCTCCGCCATTAGAACCCCCATTAGAGTTCCCATTCCCATTTCCATTGCCATTCTGGTTATCTGCATCTTCAGTGTCTTCCTTTTCTTCTCCTTTACGCAACCAACCACCAAGACCTACACGATATCCTGTAGGAATTCGCTTACATTTTTTATCCTTATAGCAGTAGTAATAACCCTGCTTACACTTCTTCATTTTTATTGTCTGCGTTATTACTATTTAGAAAACCTTGTTTCAGCATTTTTTGAAGATCCGAAGTTGATCCAACAAAAACTGCGTTATTAGTTACATTATTAGTTGTTTTTGTTGTTACTTCTTCAACATCTTTCAGTTTTTTCTGCAGATCTATTAATTTATCTGTAGTATCAGCAACACTTTTAATCAATTGTCCGGCAACTTCATATGCTCTAGGACTGGCACCTTCGCCAGCAACTTCCATAATCCCGTTAATTGCTTCTTGTCCCTTTTCAATTAGAGAGTACAAATTTGCTCTGGTATATTCATAATCTTTTCTAACATCAGTTGGTTTATTTTCCAACTTTTCAGAAATTTTTAAATCTGATGAAGACTTGGTGTCAACGATTTGACTCTCTACATTTAGAGCTTCATCTATAGCGTCATAATTATCACTCATAAAAATCAGATGTCAGTTTGTCTTGTTGGACTATATTTTTTAGAATCTGTGAAGAAATCTACTGTTTCGCTAAATCCAAAATCATCATCAGGTCCAGCAGTGCTTGGATCTGGAGTAACAGTATATCTGATAGATCTTTTTGCTTTTTGTGTATCAACACCATCATGTTGATCAACAATAACCTTTTTAATTAATCCATCAGTGGATTCTGCAACAGGTCCGAAGAGATAAGTCTTTGCGGTGAATTGTAATGTATATATTAGAGCTCTTCTTGTACTAAAATCTCCCTCATAATCATCTTGAAATCCTATAGAATTCAAAATAATAGGAATATCTTTCTTCTCTCCAATAGAACTAATTAAATCTACCGTAACATTAAATGATGGTTGAAAATATGGCAAAATTTGTTCTATGATTTGAAGAGAATCTTCATTCAATTTACTTAAAATATTGAGTTCAAAATTAATATTATATGGAACAGGCATATAAACTTTTTTCATATTCGTCCCATCAGATGCCTTAAATGTAGAAGTAACTGAAGTTTTTCTTGTGGCATCATAATTAAGACCCGTCATTTCAAATGACATTCTTGGGAGTGTAATCTGAACTGGTTTGTTTAAATCTGTTTGTTGATCAATTCTCGCCAAGAATTTTTGCACTGGTGCATATGCTAAAGGAACTTTCATATCACTTAGAGTTCCACCGGAACTATTTTCGTGCTGGATATGAATATCATTAAACAATGTTCCAAATGCAACAATTGTTTTTCTAATTATTTCGTGATAATAGTAAGTTCCTAGCATTAGTAAGTTCCAAAGGGATTAGATTCTGTAAAGTCTAGAATTGAATCCGCTTCAGATTCAATATCCAAGTTATCTTGGTATTTATCATTGATGGTTTCATTTTCTGTAGAGGATCTGAATGCATAAACCGCATTAGAATCTGCTCCTGTTATAACTTCCCCATCGGTGAATGTTCCAGAAACATTACCAACACGTAATATGAGATCATCCTTACTCCAATTTCTAACTCTTCCGGTAGCACCTGAAGTTCCTCCAGTAACTTTTTCTCCAAGTTCAAATGTTCCAATTCCGGATACAGATAAACCTTCTGGATCAGATATAGTTACAGTAGGTGCTACAGTATATCCTGCACCAGGATTTATAATTCTTAGAGAATCTACAGTATTGAATCTAGAAGGAATGTTTCCAGAATAAAGAATTGAATTTGCTGTTGCTGTTGTTCCAGATCCTGGTCCTGCTATGGTTACAGTTGGTGCTGCAACATAATTAGATCCAGATCCAAAATTATCTATTGCTAGAGAAATAACGCCAGTAATACCAACACCAACAGAACAAGTTGCGGCAGCACCTGTACCTCCACCACCACTTATTGTAATTGTGGGAGATACAGTATATCCAGCACCAGCATTAGTTAAAAGTATCTGATCTATTGATTTGCGACCAGAAACAGTTTTTAATGTTGCTACAGCACTGGCATTAGTTCCACCAGCTGGTGCGGCAGTTATTGCAATATTTGGAGCAGAAGTGTAATTATATCCATCATCATTTATGAATATTTCTCTAATGTAACCAGTTCCAATTGTTGCAGTTGCAGTTGCAGTTGTTCCTGCAGAAACTAAAGTAAGGTCTACAAGATATCCCTGGTCGTCAATCAATTCATCAATATCAGTTATATTTGTATCAATAATTTCATTCCCATACTCGAATAATTCACACTTTAATTCGTAAGTATAGTTCTTATTTAATTGATAAAAGGGACTTTCATGCTCTACAAATTTAATTTCAAACAATCTTGATGATAATGGAAAATATATTAAATCTCCTTCTTTAGGTCTAGTACTTATGCTTACTGTAGCACCATCATCATAATTTGGATCATCTTCTAAAGCATCAAGTCTACCAATCAAAAATGGTGAAATAAAATCTTCAAATCTTTCTTTTGAAATAGTTAAAGTTATTTCGTCCCTTAAAGAAATGCCAAATTTTGTCATAAGATCTCCTTGACCTGTATGACCCTCATAAGTATTTAAATATGCCTCTAGAATAAAATTATCATCAAATTTTGATGATTGCACTTCATTGAGCACATCATCAGTATCAATCAGTTTTCTGGGAATGTAAGTGATATCCATCCCAAACATTCTAATATGTTCATTTATTAAATCCTGAACAAGAAATTGCTCACTAGAAGTTCCGTGAAGAAAGAAGGGATTAAGTGCCATTATCCAATAAGATCTAAGGGTGGTAATTCATGCTCTAGAGACATAGTTTGCTTCAATTGATCTATTTCCCTTTCGGCATCTTCATATAGTTCTCTGCCATTCAGTTCTATCCCGCCAGGAAGTTTAACCCCTCTAAATTTAATTAAATTTTGACCCCATTGTCTTTTGATAAGAGCAGTTAAGTATTTCTTCAAGAAAGAATCATTATAAATTTGCGTAAATGAAGTAGGATCTAATGCTCTATAACAATCGATGACAAAATAAGTATCTTTAGTTTGAGATGCCCAATCAATATCGAGATATAATCTATCTTGCCTTTTATTGAATCTAATTTGTTTATCAGTTGTTAGTAAGTAATCTATATCTTCCAAATATGTTTTTACCATAGAATACTGCATCAATTCAACAGAGTTGAAATAATACATATCATTTAAAAACAGTTGGTATTTAATACTGAACATTCCTCCCGAAATTGAACTAGTATCAAATTTAAATATTTTTTCAATTCCAATTACTGAATCAGGAACCTGAATGTAATTTGAGTTTTCATAAAAACTGAAAGTAGTTGCAGATCCAACTATTGTAGATGTTCCTGTTGTAGTTACAATACCAACTCCGCTAGTCCCAGTTGCTTTTCCTCTATCAATATCATCTTGACTAATTTTATATTTTAAATACATTCTTTCGACACCATCAAAGTGTCTTTCTTGAAAATATTGTACAGCATCATCAACCAGATCATCGATCTGGTCATCATCAACATTTATCTCCAATACCGGAGCACCAAGTCTTCTAAGGCAATAATCAATTAATTCTTGTCTGGTTGTTGGTTTTGCCATATTTATGCTCCTTTGAATTTATTTATCAAAAGGTTCCTCCATCTATAACTGAAGACCATTTAGGAACTCCAGAAGAGTTTGTTGTAAGAATAAGATTAGTTTCAGTAATAGTTTCTGTAGTGTCACTGGTAGCACTTACTAATTTTCCACTATTATTAAAATATGCAATTCCATTAGGACCATCAAAATCATCAGTATCATAATAAAGACCTTCAGTAACAGTTACTATACCAGTTACATTAAGAGTATTTGTAAAAGTAGATACTCCAACAACATATAAATTGTTTGTTGAAGTTATTCCAGAAATAAATGAATTTCTGGAAATATATAAATCTCTCCACTTTTTACTTTCCTTTCCTAAATCATATAAATTTGATTCATTAGGAACTAAATTGGATATAAATTCTCCACTTACATTAATATCATCAGTATTTTCATCCCCAAGATTTATAGTTCCTCCTTTGAAAGTTGCTTGCCCTATAAATGTAGAAACACCGGCAACTTGAAGACCTTGACCTACAAATAAATCTCCACCTGTTGTAGTTATACCTCCATTAGAACCAAGTGTACTGATTCCACTAATAAGTAAGTTAGGACTTTCTATTAGGTTTGCACCAATAACAAGGTCTTCTCCAATAGAGATCGTATCACCAGTACCATCAATCACAACAGTACTTGTGCCAAATGTTGCAATTCCTGCAACACGAAGACCTCCACCTACACCTACACCACCAGAAACTGTTAATGCTCCAGTAGAAGGCGATATTGATTCGGTTGTATTAGTGATCTTTACTAGACCATCAATAGTATTGGTCAGTACAAATTTCGAAGTTGGTGCATCATAAACTAATAGCGATCCATCATCCCTAACATTACTAATAACGTCTCCAAGATCAACTATTTTGCCTGCAGCAGATCCTGCATGTTTTAAAACTCTTACAACGTTTTCAGAACCTACTCGATCTTTTACTGAAACAAGAACTTTTGGCATTTAATTACCTCGTTACTCCGGGACGAACAATTGCAGATCCTTCGACAAGTTTAGTTTTTTCGCCTTGTAGATCTTCTACCAGTATGTCATAAACATATCTTCCTTGCTTTAAAGAGGATGTTTGTGTCGCACTTAATTCGATAGTAATTCTTCCTGTAGTAGGATTAGTAATTGTCGAAGCAAAAGAAACAGCAGTAGAACTGCCATAATGCTTTCTCAATTGCGCTGAAACCGTATTGCCAGTCAAATTGAGCGCAGTTTCGTTAGTATACTCTTCAAATTCAAAAACAGATTCAAAAGTCGCGCCAGATTCAATTACAATATTTGATACATATACTGACATAAATCTAGAGTTTTTTTCTTCTATAAGGTATTTATATTATGAGTTCTTCTCTTTCAAGAGTTGCATCAAAATTGATTTGATTTCCGTAATATCACTTTTTATTTCATCTATTTCATTTTTTTGAGTTTTTCTATTTCTTTTGTTATTCAAATATCTATTATATTCGGTGCTATCAGTGTTAATGATAGCACCAGTCTCTTCATCTCTTTTGAGATTTTTATGACCTTCAACTCTAATCATAATAATGCGATTGCTCTAAAGTCTCTGATTTGAACAACTTCAGATTCATTCGTTCCACTCATTTCAATTTTTATTTTGAATGCACTAAACTCTCCTAAATCATCTGCAGTAAACTCATAATCTAAGAATTCATTTTCTTTACTGGATCTAACAAAAGTATCTGGTCTTCCATTGTTCCTGGATGGATTAATTACAGTCTGTCCGTTTAAATTATCGTATCCTGGGAATAATTCAAAAGATTGCTCAACTTCAGAACTATCAGATTTATATAATTGATATAGAACTCTAAAATCTGCAGAAAAATGTCTATATGCAGATAGTATAACTTTTAATGAAGTTGCAGGATTTGATAGAGATATCTTCTTAGTAATATAAACAGAAGAATGTGGATCGCCAGTGAGTTCATTTACTCTAGAATCTGAAGCATAATCTGTTACTGGTTTGTTAATTCTATTTCTAAACAGATTAACATTCGCAGGTCCTCCGATATAAATCGTTGGTGAAAGATTTTGAGTTCCTTTTAAATTGATTGCAAGCGTCATCGACTTGTTACTTGGTAACGCAGATAATCTTTCAGATTCGTTCACATGTGATGCAACCATTCTTGTCGAATCTAGATAATTAACTTTATTCAACTGAATAGGTTCATATCCTTCATCTTGGAAAGAAATTTCAGAACCAGCAGAACTAGTTGCACTAACGCTTCTCAATGACGCAGAAGAAGATGTATTACCTGGGGCAAATACACTATAGAATGGGAGAATTGAATCATATTGAACATTTTGTGATAGTATACAATTGTTCCCACCAACTCTTCTTTCGTCCGTGAATGAAAGAAGATCTATTCCAGAACCTCTACCAGATCTATCAAATTCAATTTGATAAGTATCAATAGTCTTATTTGAATTAATAGAGGCAGAATTTGATGACATATTATGATCTTTATTAATTCTAGTCAAAGATACGCCATTTAATTCGTACTTATATACTAAAGATCCAGAAGCATGTGTTCTTGATTTTGATCCATCAATTTCTCTAGTTCCAATTATAATCGTATTAGTGGTTGTATTAGGTGCAGTATTATATGAAATAATTTCATTACCAACTAAAAGATAACCAGTTGTTTGCCCAGCACCAGCACCAACAGTTTGACCTTCAAAGGAAGTAAATATTCCAACATTTTCTAATGTAATCGTCGTAGATTCTGTTGTAATCTCTTCAGTGGTTTTTACTGCACTAGAAGTTGGGAGAACCCCAGAAATTCTAACTACATTATTTGAAGCGTGCATTCCGTGACTATGATCAATAACTTCAAAAACATTACCAGAATACTTATCTTCGGTAACTGAACTACTTGTTGTATAAGTACTTCCTAGCGAAACACTAGTATTTCCAACATAATAAACCAATGGTGTTGTTGCATTAGGATAGAAAGTTTCTCCTACAACATCGGTTAGATATAATCTATTGATTCCATGTGTAGATGATACAGTGAGTCTTGCACCATCTCCTTTTATAACATCTGATGTTGTAATTCCTAAAACATCACCCTGAACATATCCTAAACCAGTAGAACCAATTGTTACTGATGATATTTCACCATCAGAATCTGCAACAACAGTTGCAGTTGCTCCAATGCCAGATCCAGTAATATTATAAAGAGAAACATTATAAAAAGTTCCTGTAGAATACCCAGTTCCAACATTTGTTATAGATGGATTTCCATTAATGTTACCTCCTACTTGTTCAATAATACCAGTTGTAGTATCAGCAACACCAACTTTTCTACCAATAGTTAATATTGATCCAGAGTCTGTAGTGGTTTGAAGTCCAACAGTTAACTTTCTGGGATATACTGTAATTGGATTATTTACAGTTGAATATGTACTGGGAGAATTAAAGTCTCTAGTATTTTTTGTTCTCTGTAGAGATGGATTATAGAAATATGCGGTTCCTTCTGTAGAAGTAAAACTGCACTTATTAACTCTAAACTTTAAATCATCCAATTGATCTGCTGTCCATGTTGTTCCATTTTGGGATTTAAACAGAGATCCTCCAACATATTGTCTACTATAAACTACAGATTCAGAATCTGGAAGATTTTTTGTTTCTATAGTTTGTTCTCCCATTCTTGCAAGCCAGGCATAATAATTATTTGTGAATGGCGATAAGATTACAATTGCATACTCTCTACCTCTTTCCACAAAAACTGGACTTGGGAATGTTACTCTAGTATATGCCGAATCATTAGCATCTGCAGAAACATTAATACTATCTGGGAAAACATCAACTGTTGCGTTAGATCCAAGTAACCTATCTGTTGGTAGTCCTAACTCCATTGGTCTAATTTCAACAGTTATTGGTTGAAACTCGTCCTTTTGTTGGAACCAAAGATCTACTGATGAAATAAATCCGCTTTCATCGGTGACAGCAAAAGACTGTGCTAAAGGATCGCCTCTATTTGCTCGTGGTGCTGGTGGTGGTGGAGGTGGTGGGGGTGGATTACGTCTACGAACAGTCAATAAGAATTCTTCCATAGTTTCTAAAGTTCCTTCAGCAGTATATTCACCCTCTGCATTAGAAATAACATACCCTTCTGGAAGAAGACTTTCATCAGTTATAGATGAAGATAGTTTGAATACTTTAGAACCAGTAGAAATTTTTACTGATGGTTGAGGAGTTGCATTAGGATCTCTAATGAAGAAAGATCCTAAAACTTGCCCCTGACTGTCGGTGATTAATCTATTTCTTGCAAGTGTTGCTTCTGCTCCGGAAGTAGTTCCCAATAAAGTCATTCCAACCTCAACTCTACCACTAAACTCTCCAATTGCCTCTTGACATAGAGAATCTAAATCAACGTTCAAGACACTGCTTGATGCATTATATCCGGATAGAGGAACTACGATAGGATTATCGTATGGGTTTGATGGATAGAATCTGGAATTAGGAGTTGTTGAGATTGCATCATAAGGACCAGATTTATGATCTTGAGAAGCAACTCTGAAAGAAATAACTCTTTCATCTCCAACAAATCCTTCAACTGTTTCTCCAACCTGGAAAACACCACTTACCATATTAATTTCCAATAATTTTGGAATTATATCAATTTGTCTATTTGAATCTAGAGATGGATAAAATCTTGTATATGGATTTATAGCAGATGCATGGAAAGAAACATTTCTAGATCTCATAAATGGATCTGCAGTGCTAGAAAACAATTCTTGAGTCAGTCTATCATTGAATGTTTCATTGGCAAAATCCCACCAAGCAAGCCATCTTGTTCTAGCTTGTCCCTGAATAACAACAGTTCTTGTCCAAGTGTCATTTTGTGGATTTAATGCAATAGATCCAGTTGTTGATACAACATTAAATGGATTAACATTTGAAACTCTAGTTGCTAATGGTTGAGTTAAAATCCCCCATTCAACTTCTTCATACTTTAGAGTGACTAAATCACCAGTTTTTTGTAAATTAGAATCTAATAATTCGTAATCTGTACTATAATCTAAAGTATTTAAATTAATTGAAGATGCTGGTGCCAAAATAGTTTTGAGTGAAAACTCATCTCTATCACTGGTTAACACGCTGTGTTCAACATCAAGATTTGCATTTACATCTGGATTATTAATATCGATAACATTAAAATCTTTAAAATCATCAACTACAAAACCAGATTTAAATCTATTGAATCCATCATTATCTTGAATTTCAATCGATTTAGTGTCTAATTCTAATAGAGAAAGAGATGTAACCTTTTCCAAAGTTTCAACTCTATCTTCAATTCTTCTGATATCTCTCATCGTAAATCTTCTATTATCTCTTAAATTAATAGAGACATCTCTAACATCAAACAAATATGCAGGAAGAGAAATAGTTGCTATTTCCATTCCCTCAAATCTATCATTAGGTTCTGGTGCATTAATTGCAGATTTTCCAGTGATTAATTTAAATATACCATCTTTTCCTAAAATAAGTCTGTCTGTTCTTGGGAGATAGTTAGAATATCTTAATGTTGAACTTTCATTCGGGGAAATAACATTAAATGTTGTGGATGAAAAATCTCTTGCTTCAAAATCGAATGGAGATTTTGTTGCAGTATCTGGGTTAAAATCGGAAACTTTTGGTCTAAAATCTAATATATCAGAATTTCTTATTCCTGAGGATAATAATGGTATATCACTAATATCAGTATTGTAACTATTAACAGTAAATAAATCTCCTGTTGAATTTGAATCAACATACTTATCAAAGATAATGAGCAATCTTCTAGAAGGAGATACTACATTATTTGATTTTACAATTCTAGAATAATCATAAAGTTGTTCTCTTTGACCATTATCTAATCTATAATCACCTGTTCTATTGATATAGTTTCCAACTGATATTGATACTAATGAACTTTCAATTAAAGATTCTTGGAAATTAATAACTTCTCCAGTAGAGAACTTTTTGTCGTTCAGATATACAAATTCAATTTCTTGTGCAGAAACCAATGTTACAATTTGTGCGATTGCTCCACTAGTAGCACCTACAATTTTTTCTCCCAAAATTGCATTAGTATTCAACTGTAAAGATGCATTAAAAGTTAAAGAATCCAATGAAGGAGAATTTCCATCTAAAGATTCATAAACCGCTATTAAATTTGTTGCATCTGCGGTATTTAAAGAAATTTGATCATCTTCAACTCTCAAACCATGATAAGAACTTGATGTTAATCCATAAGAAGTCGAAATTCCAGATCTGGTTCTAGTAACTAAGGTCTTTTGACTTCTAGAAAGTTGTTTTACTTTATTAGCAACTGAAGATTTTTTCAATGATGTATTAACAACTACATTAGATTCACTTTGCTTTAAACCTTTAATTGTAACAATATTATTTGTTACACTAAATTGGTCCTGAGTTAAAGATTCTATTGTGCCATCCTCATACATTACTGAATACTTATCAGTATCAAAACCATCAAAAAAGGCACTAGTTATACCTACATCTGTAAGAGTTACTGTTAACTCTCCAGTTGAACTAGTAGACTTGCCAGTTGCTTGAGCATTGACATTAATATTTGAATTTAAGAAACTTACTTCTGAAACATTTTTTGCAGGTAACTCTGCATATAAAAATGCCTTTTCTTCGTCAATTAATGTTGGAGAAATGACCGAGAAAGTAACTTCTTCATCTGTATCTACGGCACCATCACACACATTTGCAACTGTTGCAACACCAACCAAATTTAGAGTTAAACCATCAGTTGATACTGATTCGACTCTATTGAATGTTGGAGTGCTGAAACCTGCTCTTTGATATCTAATTATTGAATCACTTTTAATTCCTACAAAATTCTTTCCTGCACAAGTTGCAATACCACCATTAATATCTAAAGTATCAACAATACTAAATTGAGAAACTTTTTTATTTGATAGAACAGAATCTGCAACAAAATCAGTTGAAAATCCTGAAACTGCACTTGTATCTTGATAAACTGATTTAATATCTTCAGTGGTATAAACTCTTATAGATTTGATCGATCTATTCGTTTCCGTAACTCCATTGATAATTAGTTGCTCTCCAGCAATAAAAGATCCGGAAGTTTGTCTTAGATTTACTTCAACTCCACTAGTAGTGGCTACGGCATATCCACTTGCCCCACTACTTCTTCCTTTGATATAAGTAGATTCTGAAATTGATGCAGACGTATTTAAAGTTAATTGAGTATATGTCTGAACATCAAATAAGTACAAATCCCAAGATGAAGAATTATTTTCATAGGTTTCATTTGAAGCAAAAGAATAAACTCTTGCTTGTCCTATAGTTGTCCCTGTTGCAGAAGTAGTACCACCCTTTCTTTGATTTTGTAAGTTTAGATAGGAACTATTATCAATACCGACGAGAGGAGTTCCTGAAACATTATTCACTCTGATGAGATTTCCCATCTCAAATGGAATCAAAGTTTCTGTTAATTTTGTAGTTTCTCTTGGTTTTTTAAGATCTATAAATGCTGTTCTTGTATCTATCTTATATCCTTCAACATAAGAAGTTCCTGGAGAAACTTTAAGTGTTAAAAGATCTTCTGATGGAATATTATTGTCTTGAGTTCTTTCATTGCTTAAGAAAATTCCATTAGAATTAATTCTATCATTTAAAGAATTTTGAACTTCTACTTTATAATCTTGTAAAGAATAGTTTCCAGATTCTTCAAAAGTTCTTTGTGCAAAATAATCTTCTAATAAGTTATATTCACTTCTAGGATCTTTTCTTTCAACGATTACACCATTAAGTATTCTTTCAAGTTCGACAAAATTTCTATCATCAAAATCATCAATTCTTTTTTTAACTAATTTGGTTGAAATTTTAAGTCTATCTGCTCCAGGTGCCGCAAAATTAGAAAATCCCTTTGCATTATCAAAAAGACTATTATCTTGCTTAGCATTTATTAATTCTTCACTAATTTCTAGACCAATTCTATAAGTTGGTGAATTGGTGTATTGATCAAGAATAATTTCTTGTGCCGAAACATTAATAAAATGTCCTCTAATAAAATATATACTTTCTCCAATAGAATATGCAGATCCAATAGAAGTTGCATTAAAATCAATACATTCTGCAACTATATCTCCAGATGCAATTGTAGTATTTCCATAAGTAACCGAATCATCTGTTATTAGTGATTCTCCATCGGAAAAAGGTTTAAATTCGAATCCAGTATCTCCTTGATTATATTTTACATAAATGGTATTTACATTATCGTCGGATTCTAAAGTAGTTAGTACTTTTCTTACTACACCCTTTACTTGAGTATCTTGACCTTTAATAGTTTTTCCAACTAATTCATTCAAATATAAAGAAACATCTACACCTGATATAGAAGATTTAATTTTTACTGCATAATATTGAGAATCGTACCAAGTTTGACCTCTATTTACAGATGATCCTTCTTTGAAAAAATGTGATCCAAACTTTTCTACCTGGTCCTGTAAAATAGACTGTAGATTGGAAAGTTCTCTAGATTGTACTGGATAACCAGGTTTAAACAAAACCCTGTGAAAATTTTTCCCAGGATCAAAGTCATCATAATAAGGACTTGTGTTTAAATTTGTTTTTTGAGACATTTTTTAGAATTCCAGTATAACTTTAATATCTTCTTTTTGTCTAGAATTTCTAGAGATAACAGGTCTATTATCGAGATAGATTATTTCGCCCGTGTTTTTATTTATCTCGGGATTAGCAATGCCACTTGCAAAATTAACTCCAAGATTAATTACTTTATTATCAACGGTGATTACAGAACCATCTAAAGATGTGTCAATTGAAGCAGTTTGGGAAGTACTTACGAAAGTTATGTTTCCTCCATTAGATGTAAATGGAACTACACCCCTACTTTCTACTGAACTATTATCTTTACTATCCAAATGAGTTTTATTATCACTAAAATAAAGACTTCTATCTTGATGATACTTTAAAACTCTAGTATCAGTGTCATATGAAACAACAAAACCCCTTGCCTTTACATTATTTGAGTTATCATCCGTATAAGTTTGTTCAATTATTTCGCCAATAACTGGTGTTGATATAGTACTATTTAATCTAATGGAATGAGTTCCATTAAATTGAGACTCTGTAAATAACTCATCAACTCCAAATTTTTTAGGATTTTTTAGAATTCCGACCTGAGAAAATTTAGTGCTAGTGGGGAAGTCTCTATCACTAGCATCAAATCTTATATAAAGAAGTGCTTTATCTGCTCCCAATTCTGCATATGCATCAAATCCATGTCCTTTTGATGGAGGAATAATTGGAATCAATTCTGCAAAATTTCCTGCAGTAACACTTTCATTGATAGAATCTAAATCAACAATACCATAAGAATATCCGCTACCTCCTTTTGTTACTGTTGCAGAAGTTATTTCACCAGTACTATTAACATTAATTTGAACTTTTCCGCCAGTACCGTCTCCCAGTATGTCACAAACTGTAGATCCACTATAACCAGATCCGGCACTCTTTATATAAACCTTTTTGATCTGATTATTGTTAATATCAGAATTGCCATTTTCTCTAACATTCTTAATTTCCTCATTAGTTGAGGTACTCCAATCATTTGGAATGGGAATGTATTCACTAGAGTCAAATTTTATAATATCACTTGGAGAAATTGTGAACATATATTTCCATAAGTATCCATCACCACTAGAACCGGCAGCTGCTGGTTCTAAACCGGTAAATTTTGGTTCATCAATTGACGAATTTCCTGTAAGGTTTGTTCCAGAAGATCCGTTATCTATGCAAACATAGACTTTAAATTCGGATGTGATTACATAGTAACTGGCATCATATAATCTAGTGGAATTTGTTATTGGTGATCGATTAGAAATGTTATAATCATCACGATACATTTCATATTTTGTTCCAGATTTCCAAGTCCTCTTCTTTATAACCCTTCTCAATCCAACTGATGTTATCTTTTTTCCAAAAATTAACGTATCTTTAGTATGTGCTAAACTTGAAAAATCATCTTTTGGTGTGGGAGTAGAAGTATTCCATGTAGTGCTTCTGCCATAATAATCAAGAGCTGGATTTGTAAGTCCAACAAACATATAATATGAATTTGTAGTAAGATCAAAAGAATCTGCAAAATTACTTGCATTCAAAACTCTAAATTGATCTGTTACAATTGCTCCAGACATTTTAATTATTTTTTCTTTTATTTAGTTAACTTTAGTTGGAGTATGCTCCACTGTCATTCAATCCATAACCTCTTCTTTGAATTTGAGGATATGTAGATAATCCAGAAACAGTATTTCCACTAACCGTATATGATTGAGGAGAAGTTGCTCTTGTTAGTGTGGAAAATCTTCCCCAAGAGAAGTTTCCAAAAACATCAATATTGTCTCTAAGATCGAGATCATAAACATAAACTGAACCAGTGCTACCAACACCTACTTGATCATTAGAAGCGCCAATAACAACTTTATCAGTTCCTATGGCAACTGCAGTTCCAAAGTTATCACCAATCTCACCATCAGAAGCAGTAATCTTGATTTCACGAGTTCCATCTAAATTATAAACATAAACTGATCCTCCTTGACCTGTAGCTCCAATAAAAATTTTATTATGTTTTACAGCAACTGAATATCCAAAGAATTTAAATGTTTCCGGATCGGATGGCCTTATTCGAGTCACATTAGAACCATCTAAATCATAAACGAATACTGATCCACCTTTACCAAAATCAATAATATCATTAGGATCACCAACAACAATTTTACCATCTCCTACTGCCACTGAACCTCCATACTTCTGCAGAGGTCCAGTGGCATCAGGGTTATTGATTGTTTTTGCAAAAGTTGCATTATTTCCATCAAAATCGTAAATATGAACCTCACCGAGATTATTATTGCCGCCATTTTCAGCAGCAATTAAAAGTTTACCATCTCCTACTGCAATTGCACTTCCAAATTTATGACCACCTCCACCTCCAAAATTAGGATCAGGATCTGTTATAACACCAACCTGAGTACCACTTAAATCATAAATATATACCCTTCCAAGGTCATCAATGGTAATAGGAGTATTGTAATCACCCACAGCACTAACAAAAATTCTATCATTTTCTATTGCAACTGATTCTCCAAACTCCATATCCTGATTATTTTGAGGATCAGTAATCTTGATTTCATTAGTTCCATCATGATCGTAAATGTATACTTTACCTACGTCAGTGCTGTTGAATATACCGGAGGGAGAACCAACAACTATCTTATCAGTTCCTATGGCAACTGAATTTCCAAACCAAGCATTTAGACTAGGATCAGAAGCAGTAATCTTGATTTCATTAGTTCCATCATGGTCATAAACATAAACTGCTCCTGCATTGGTATTGAGACCAACATCATTAGCGTATGGAGAACCAACTACGATCTTATCAGTTCCTATGGCAACTACAGAACCATATCCAGAGTTTGAAGTACTACCAATACCTGCAGTAATTTTAGTTGTATGTCCTTCCGCATAAGGAGCAGTATAATCTAAACTCGAATCCTCATAAGTAGCTCTACACGTAACAATTCCAAGTTTACTGTCATTTGGAGATATTGAAACTTCAGCAACTTCATAGATATTGTCTGCATATGTAGTTCCAATTCCAATAATAACTCCTGCACCTGTAAGTGAAGTAACTCCAGTTCCTAATACACTATTTGATACAAAGAATGGATAACCAACTTCTAAAGTATCTCCAAATGAAACATCTTCATTATATAATTCAAATTTAATAGCAGGATTTCCTGAAGTCGTTGTTGTTCCAATTCCAGTAACAATTCCAGAAAATCCTTCAACATTACTGACACTGATTGTTTCTATTTTTGGATTTGGTAATGGAATCAGTACTTGAGGAGAGGTTGTCGTGCTGTAACCCAATCCACCATTAGTAATGGAAACTGAAGCAATAGTTCCTGCAGCAGAAACTGTAGCAGTTGCTTCAGCAATTGTTCCTATTCCTGCACCTATTCCACTTGGAGGAGTTGATATCTTGACATCAATAGTGCCACCTGAACCATAACCGGATCCACCGGAAATAATTCCTATTGATGAAATTGTTGATGCACTAGAGACTGTTACCTCAGTAGAAGCAAGTTCCTTATCAGTTCCTTCAGTTACTAGAACATCAAATTCAACAATTGCCTTACCTAACTCATTTTCTTCATAATTAAATGAATTTGCATCCTCAACAAAAATCTCCGTATCAGATGTTGCAATATCTCTAATAAGTCTTGTGGTTGGATAAACTGAGGATGCCAGTCTCTTCCTTGCCTTACTAATATTTTCTCCATTAGCAACAATATCTGCTTTTTGTGGAATAATATCCGTAAACTTAATATCAGTAATTTTAGATGGGTTTAATACTACATCACCCTCGGTAACAATTCCCACACCACCATAATTAACAGTCTCAACTAAATCAGACTCTCTTAAATCAAATATTACTCTAGGATCTTGTGTTCTTGAAAATTCAAAATCAGGATCTCGTTTAATTTGCAGTTCGTCACCTATACCAACTGTTTCTAAAATATTTTGCTGGAAACTGTCAGTTCCTCTTGTTCCTCTATAGAAGAAAATATCAACATTATCTTCTGAACTTGGAGGAGATGTAAATATAATGGATGTACCTCCACTGAAATCATATGAATCTCCAGGAACCTGTAATATCCCATTTATGAATATTAATAATAATTCTTTTAGATCGATTTCAGCAGAATCTGGATCATTAATATCAATTTCAAAGTTTAATAAATCTCCATTATAGTTTAATGGGAATCTTTGTCTTACTCCATTTTGTAAAAGTTTTATAGAATCAATATAATCAAGTTCTCCTAATTGCCAAGATCCAAAATTGTCATTATAAACACCAAGAACTTCAAGTTCAAATTGATGAATTGGTTCTGATAATGTTGCATCAGTAACTAATCCAGCAACAGTAAACTTGTCTCCAAGTCTAAAGTCATAACCAAAATTAATAACCTCAAAATTAGTAACTCCAAAATAAGTTGACCCAACACCTACAGTAGCTCCAGCACCAACTTCTAAGTTAACTGCAAATGCAGATCCAGTATCTGTTGTTGTACCAACTCCAATTCTGGATATTCCATATGCACCAAGATTTGAATATGCTGGATCAGAAACAAATATTTGGGGATTGTTATATCCATTTCCACCCTCATCAACATTGAAAGTTAGAGTTCCTCCTAGTCCAACAGTTGCTGAAATTTCTGCTGCTGTACCACTATGTCCTTCTTCAAAAACAGTAACTGCAATACCAACAAAATCATTATATCCAGATCCATTATGATCAGTTATTCCCAATCCAACGGAAACAATACTTCCTCCACTAACCACAGCAGTTACAGATGCTCCTACAAGAGGTGCATATCCTAAACCAGGGGTAGAACCAAGAGAAACAATAACACCACCTCTAGGAACACCATTCTGGTTAACATCCGTATCTGATGTGACAATAACATTATCATCGGGATTAGTTATTCCCGTGAAAGTTACCGTAGTTGTATCCCCATTATCAGTGTACTCATAGTTATTTCCAGCATTATTGGATGATGTTGGAGTTTGGAATACTTCATTTATAAAGAGTAATGGACTACCAGATTCGATAGTATCAATATCTTCACCATTATATCTAACTGCAAATGTCCTTCCAATTCCATTAAATTCTGAAGAAATATTATCATAAACGATGTTAGTACTATAATCAGATCTTAAGAAAACTCTTCCATTGAAAGTATCTCTACTAAAATTCAATCCGCGAGAATCTTCTCTGTCATTTTCTCCAGAACCTTTAGGTGCGTGAGTAAAATGAAGTTTATTTCCAACAATATCATAAGAACCTTTATAAAGATCTGCAGATACTCCCGAACTGTGAGAATTTGCTGTAGATCCAACAAATCCCCTCTTAACTTTTACCAATGTAGTAGTTCCAATACCTGTGATTGGACCAATTGATGTAGTTCCAAAACCTACATTTTGCACTTCGACATATTCATCTCCAATTTTTAATAAATCTGTTGGATTTACTGTAGTAATTCCACTTAAAGATATAAATTCTTGACTAGAATTTATTGATTCTTCCAATGTGTATGATATATTTGAATATGATAAAGGATATTGAACAATACCATTAAGATTGATAAGTGTTTTTTCAATATTTTTCTTCATCGTAAGTTTATGAGCATTTCCAGCACCAGTGCTGGTAAATGTAAATCCTATACCACTATTATTTGTTCCAGTTATCTTAAATGTATTCGGGGAAAGTTTTATAATATAAACATCTGATGGGCAAACATCTGTAGAAATTCCAGAACTAAAAGATTTCCTTATTTGGGTACTGGTACTTGGATTTGATAGAGAAATTCCCAATCCTAGAGTATCAGTATAATATGTTCTTCCAGTTCCAACATCAATAGTTTGATCTGAGGTTACTGTTTGATTACCAATTGATTGAATTGTTCCCAGTGAAGTTCCATCACCAGAGAAAATACCAGCATTAACTTTCAGTATGGAAGTATTGGCAACACCAGTTATGACAGTAGATGCTACACCAACAATATTTCCAGTAAAGTATTGGAAGGTATTTCCAATACTAACAATTTCGGTTGATGTTGGAATCGATGGACCTGAAATAATTTGACCAACCTCAAAGAAATCTAATAGTGTGGAAGAAATTCCTGTTATAGTTGAGAGACCTGTAATAAAATCTCCCGTAAATTGTGTTCCACCAACAATAGTTGTTCCAATTCCAACAGAAGAGGGAGTAACATCGATAAAAGTTGCTCCCGATTCATATGTTACTTCTTCATTATTACTAAAGAAGTGATCATTTATAGTGAAAATACCGGTGCTGGTGCTTAAAGTACCAGCATTTGTGGGATTAAATGTTTTTTGGAAAATTGGAACACCATTGTATTCCATTTCAAACTCTAATTGATCATTTCCATCACCATTAATAGAATTAAATCTACTATTCTTCAATGTTTCAGTAATATTTCCATACTCTTTGTCTGTGATAATATTATCAGAATCCAAATCTTCATATAATACATGAGAATATGAACTTATTTCATAATTTGCTGTAAAATCTGGATAGAACAATAAGTTTAATTCCGAACCATCAATTTGCGATTCAAATGTTCCTATTCCAGTAGTATTACCAATAGAAACATAAAATTTTGGCATCATAAAAGAATCTGCCCCATCATTAACCATCATTACCTGATGCATTGAGGTATTATTAGTATCAGTATTTTTAATTCTAATTAAAGATTTTACTGATCCAATTGTTGCAACATCAAAAGTTAATACTGTTGTTCCAACTCCAACAGAACCAGTTTCAACATGATTAGATTCTAATCTCATAGATCTTTCACTACCTTCTGGTTGTTCTGGCGCTAAGAATCTATATGTTCCTGCAGTTCCAACAGAAGGAGAATCTATATTTGTAGTTCTTGCCTTATAAAGAATTTTATTTGAAGAATCATTTGTAATATTTAATTTTAAAATACCACTTTCAATAGTAGACCCTATAGAAACTAATCGTGATTGACTTTTTCCGGATAATTTTTCAGTATCTACGAAATATTCGGAGTGTTTTGATTCTATCCCATCATTAACAACGGCAACCTCAAAAAAGTTCATTTGATTTGTTGTTAAATCATTTACAAAAATTTCACTCAACAATGCTTGAGATGATTCTGTTGCTATTCCTAAAATTTGTGCCGTAGAACCAACTCCAACACTTTCAACATTTCCTGTAATGTCTACAAATCCAATAGAAGTTGTTCCTACACCAGTTACAGTGGTATCAAAGAAAGTTCTATAAATTTTAATATTATAAGACTTGTCAAATGGATTTATTGGTTCATATCTAAGAGATAAGTTTCCTGCAGGGTCAATAAATCCATTAACATCTGCATAGTAATCTACAGTTTCGGAATTTGTTAAAGTTCCTTTATCAATAGTAAATGAATCCAGATTATTATTGAGAACAACAATATCATTTAATTGACGTTCTGTACTTGCAATACCAACACTCTGAACGAGGAAATTGGTATATCTTACAGATTTTGGATATGTCAATAAATCTACATATTGCTCTTGACCTAAAGTGGTGCTAGAAAATTCATTTTCAACATTATCTATTGATAATACTTTATTTGTTTTACATACAAAGAAATCAGTTAATCTTTTATTTTGAAATTCAACATATTTTGATTTTTTGTTGTCTGCCGAGATAAATTGAACATCAACATCTTTTACAGTATCAAAATCTTTTATTATATCAACTCTTACATCTGTAATATAATCTGTAGTAAAAGACAAGTCGGAAATAGCAGCTCCAACTCCAGTTGAAACGGATGATGTAATTCCAAGATTTCCAAAATTCTTCAATCCTGAAGAATGAATAATTTTGTTTACAGGGTCTATGAATCTTTCATATTCTATAGGACTCTTGATAGAATATGAAAGATTCTGATAGTAATCATTATCTGGAAGAACTTGAATATCATCACTCAAATTGCCAATATTATTTTTCCATCCATCAGTGGTTGAATAAATTACATCTTCAGTAAATCTTCCTCCCAGAGAAGTGATAGCATTGATTTCTGCAGTAGATCCAGAATTTCTTCCCTGTATCTTGTATCCTTTTTTTAATAAATCTGGACCAATAATTTTTGCAATACTTGCATCAGACTTAATTACATTATTTTCAGATAAAACATATCCATTACCAATATCTATTAATAACTGCTCATTTTCTATAAACTTACTTTCTTCCAAATTAACTTCAAATATTGGATATTTTGATTTTGGAACTATTGAAGCATATATTTGATCAGTTAATGCAATACCTGGATTTGTGGAAAAACTACTTATATCGAAAACTACTCTTGCAGGAGAAGTATCATCCAAATATTCTGCAATCGTAAAGAATTTGTATCCAACATCAGCAGAGTTAAATCCATCACCATCATTTCCGGATTTTTCAATTCCTTCAACAAATATTTCTTGATTGTCAGAGAAAGGAGGAATATTAAATCCTCCAATAGGAGTTACTAATGTGCAAGTTACAATACCACTAGAAGAATATTCAACTTTGCTTACCGAAACTCCGTTAGAATTATCAATCGTAAAAAGTTCATAATTTTTTAAATCCAATCCTTTCGAATTTATTGCTGTTACGTTTTCAATCGAATTCGAATTTCTTTCGACTTCAAAAGAAACTGTATCTACACTCTCTCTAGTTTCAGAATCTACTAATACTAAACCTGGATCTGTATAGTAATCACTTCCTCCAGAAGTCACTACTATGTTTTTAATTTCATGATCTTTAATTATATTCGCAATAATTGGTAAGTTTCCACTAGGAGATAGAGTTTTATCTGTTGGGAAAGAATATCCGCTGTTTATAGTCTTTATTCTTTCCGAGTTTCCTATATTTTTGGTAACTAATTTGATACCTGCACCATCACCTTTTGAAGAAGTAACATCTAAAAATTTTGGTAAGAATGCGTAATTAAAACCTGGAGAAATTTTTCTAATTTTAGAAATAGGTCCTATAGCATTTTTAGAATCTGTAGAATAACTGAATGAATCCACATCAGAGGAAATGTATAGATCTCTTTCAGGTTCTCCAACTAAATTGATTTGGAAAGTGGTTGTTGATGCGGCACTAACAATATATGTGTTGTTATTATAGAAGCTATCAATGTAAGAAATTTTGGAATAATTTTTTACATCTTTGTCTGCGCTTATAACTTTTCCTGTGGTCTCATCTTTGACTGCATAGTATAAGTTAAAATCTAAACTTGAAGAATGGTTTAGAGTAACCTTTGCTCCAGAGTTTCCTGCAGTTCCGACTCCAACAACATTAAAGGAAGAAATATCGCTACTAGAAGAATATGAATTTATAAAATTCTCGTCCCCAAAAAACTCAATATTTTTATTCTCGAATGAAGAATCGCTAATGTCAAAAACCAAATTATTGTTTTTAACTACATCAATTTGGGGATTTACAAGACTTAGTTTTTGGTCAGATCCTCCAGTGCTTCCTATACTTATAGTTTTTACAGTTGATCCTGTTGCATCATTTAATGTTTCTGATAATTTAATCTTGTCATCAGAAACTTTAAAAACATAATAGAAAGAATTATTTTCTAAACCTGATGGTGAAATATCAGTTTCATAGTAAACCTTATCACCAGTTCTTAAATCATTATTTGGTATTTCTATAATATTACTTGTAGTATTAATACCTGTAGAATTAAACCCAATAGAATTAACAAGTATTTTTTGAGTACTCTCATCAAATCTCAAACGAAGATGTGTCGAAGTGCCAATACCTACATTTTTATTTGATAATAATGATAAAGTAACATTATCATTATTATTTAATCCGTGACTTGAAGCAACTGATACCGTACAATTTATTTCAGTTACATCTGCAGTTATTTGATTAAATTTCGATTCAAAATAGTATTCATAATTATCGGCACCAGCGGATGTAAACGCTAAACCAACAGTATTTCCGAGACCTGTTAATGAAGTAACAATACCTATAGAATTATCAGATTTTTTGATAACAAAAACTTCCTCAGTAAGAGATTCCAAAATTTTAAATTCCGAATCTGTAGAATAATCATAAACACCTATCGATGATACTCCAGAAACTCTTCCAATTGTAACCTTTTGCCTATCTTTAAACCCATGATTGGGCAAATATATCGTTTGTGTTGGTATTGATAAAGTCTGTGTTGAATTTCCTATAGTATAAGAAACTGAAGTAGAGAGTCCAACCGTAGTACCTATTCCAACAGATTGTGTAGGATTAAAATATACCTTATTATTTTCATATGAATCCAATTCCTCAATTTGGAAAGGAATGGTAAAAGAACTTGAACGATATGTAACTCCCGTTCCCACAGCGTGTGCGATTCCAGTAACACTTCTTTTAACTCTTAAAATTCTTTCCTGTTCAAATACATTTAAAACTTCTAGGTTTTCTGTGCCAATTCCAATAGTATTTCCTGCAGAAACAGAGGATGGTATATTGGCTACAAAAATATCGGTGACAACACCAGAGTTTATGACAATTTCTTCATTGAGAGTTGTTGATAATGTATTAGATTCTATTTTATAAAATCCGCTAAGACCTGATACTGGAGTTGAAAGATTATCAATTTTTACAAAATTATTATTTGTAAAATTATGATATGTGTCAGAAGATAATTTTAATTTACCATTCTGATTTTCTAAAACAAAACCAGTCTCTTTTGTTCTCGATACTGAAATGTTGTTTATAGTTTTTCCAAGTATTTCTGAAACTTCGGCAGAAACTCCAGAACCACCTGAAGTAGAATTATCAAAAACTAAAGGATCTCCAATGGCATAATCAAATCCATTTTTAGAGACCGTGAAAGAATCTACATCACCTCTAGATGAAGACTCAACTTCTCCTCCATTAAACTTATCAGAAAAATCAAAATCAATATAGTCATTACTTGAATTTTTTTGTCCTACTCTATATGGAGCAGTGTTTCTTAACAATCCAGAATTTTGTATATCAAAATTTTCTTGAGTGTTTTCTAAAATTGATTTGATAAAAGAAGATCTATAAGTATCCCCAACAAAATATGGGAAAACTGATTGGAAAGTATTTGGTATATTTGTATTTTCTTCTATAGGAGCAAAATATGCATAAATTCCATTTGGAAAATCCGGAGTTTTTGTGAATCTTCCATTGTGCTCATCCAAATCCCCAGATCCATCAAAAGTATAATCTTCAATAAAAGTTCCTGCTGGAAAATCTGTTAGATTTGGTCTATCTTCAACTAAAGAGGTGTCTAGGGTATAACTAGATTCCAACCTTTTTACGGTTGTGCCATCAGATGGATTAGAATATCCAAACGCACCATAAATCGGATTTCCATCATATGCCCATCCTATAATAGGGGAATGGGTAAAATCATTATTTTCTGTTCCAACATTATCTTCAAATGAACTTCTAATTTCATCAAAATATCCAGTAACACTATATGATACATCTGTAATAGAAGTGGTAATTTTTTTGAAATATTCACTTCCAAACTTTTTATTATTATCAAGAGTTAACGATCTAATTTTTGGTGTAAGTTTTAGACCCGTACCTATAGTTTTGACACTAATTGTAGTATCCGATGTATATCCAAATCCACTATTGATAACTGTTACTGCAGTAAGTGAACCTGTAGTGGGATTAATTACTGGTTTTAATTTTGCACCACTTCCAGAACCATTAACTATTAAATCTGGAAGAGAATGATATTCGGATCCACTATCAATAACAAATACACTATCAATTTTGCCATTAATTATTACCGGTTGAACAATAGCATTTTTTCCACTGCTTATAGAAACTAAAGGAAGTTTTTCGTAATTTAAAATTTCGGATCCATACTTACTTCCTTTTTCATAAACATATAAGTCAATGACTTCACCTCTAACAACAGGAGTTGCCGATACAGATTGTTCTGTATTTGCATAAGATACTTTTATATCTACAGAAATTGGAAGATATTTAAATGAATGCTCTACGCTTCCTCCAATACTTTCAATAGAAATATATTTTTTATTTGTATGATCATCTTTAGTTGCGGCAAGTCTAAATGAATCATTATCAATTTTTATGACATAATAATCCTGATCATTTGTCAATCCACTAATAGTACTAGTGCTCTCATATTTGACTATGGATCTATCATCAAATCCATGATCTTTATAATTGATAGTAGATCTGGTTGTCGATATTGAGGTTGATCTATTGTCCGATGTAATAATTAATTTTCTATATTGATAATTATTACCACTATTAGTAACTCTTATATCAGATAAAACTTCTTCGGAATTGAAAGATCTAATCTTATGAATACCATTTTTATTTACTGTTGTAAATCCAACAGTATTAATTCCTGCAAGATAATCCTTTTTAGTTTCATATAATCCAATACTTTTAGAGGAAATATATTTTGCAAAATATGTTCCTCCATTTAAAAGATACTTATTTTGATCTACATTAGATCCTTGATATGTACCTATACCTAAAGGATTATTTCCATTTGTACTATATACAACTTTTTGACCATCTTCAAAGTAATGACTTTGTGTAAATGTGATTGCTTCTGTAGTATTATTAACTCCAGAAGAAGCATCAAATTCAAATTCTCTAAATCTATTTTCGATTACCGGTTCTAAAACTGCTCCTGTCCCGTTTCCTCCCAATATGGAAACAGATTTTACCGATTTTACTGGAATATCTTTTTCATCCAATAAAACTGAATGAACTGTGCCTGCAATAACAGGACTGACTAATGCAGTTGTTCCTCCAACCTCTGTAGGGGCATCAATTTCAATTTTGGGTGGATATACTGCATCATATCCAGAACCGCCCTCAGAAACGATTACATCACTGAGTGGTCCATAAAATACATTATCAATACCTTTGTAATTAAAGATTTCAACTCCATTTATTAAAGATCCAACAGTATTATCGATTGGAGTCTTTACTTTTTCTTTTACATCTATATAAGTTGAAATTGGATACTTTCTTAAAGAGAAACTTGGCGATAATTTTTTATTGTATAATTTAGATAATGTAAATCTGTGGGTGGTAGCAATTCCACTTTCTGTAGCTAGACTGATATTTGCATCAGTATAAATTTCGGATAATGAATTATAGAGTTTGATTTTATTAGAATCTACGACTTTAATGTAATATTCATTACCTGATGTCAATCCTGTAATTGGATTTCCAGTTCCATGAGTATATGTAATTTTATCTCCCGTCAAAAACCTTAGTGAGGGTCTTGATATAGTAATTTCAGATGCACCAATACTTGACGTATCTGTTATCTCTTCAAAAATTGATTCTGGATTTATTTCATAGTCTGGTAAGGAATTTGTAGCGACAAAAATGTTTTTTCCTCCATCATCATAAGTATTTTGGATATTTGCAGATACATTAGAAAACTCTAAAGGAATAGTTGTAGAAGATGATGAAGCAGTTTTAATTATTCTCTTTATATCATATTTCCCCTCTCCTAAATTTTCACCTTCATACTCTTTAAGTTTTAAACTTCCTTTAGATGAATCTGACTGAAGTCTAGAAATATTTTCAACTTTGGCAGTTGCTAAAGATTCATTTGCTCCTCTTCTAAAAATTTTGACATTATCATCTTTTTTTAGAGAAACTTTGTCTGGGAATTCTGCTAAAATGTGTGTTGTATTACTTTCGGAAGATTCTATTTCGAATCTAGAAGATGTATTATAAATCCAAGAGTTAAAAATAAATTCCTTAAATGTATTTTCTTCTTGATTATTTCTAATATATTCTCCGAGATTATTGACAAGAATTTTATCTCCAGACTCAATTAAAGTATATTCATCATCATCGAAATTAAAATCACTTAAAATATTCTTTAATTCGAATATTACTGGTTTATTAATGTCACCATCCTCATACGAAATAGCATAATTGGATCCTTTAATCTCATCAGTATCTAAAATTTCTGTTGTGATGTTAGAGCATCCAAAAAATTGATTTACTGTTTTTCTTGTATATGAAATTTCATTATTACTTCCAGAAATAATTGTTCCTGAATTTGGAAACGAAACTGTAGAATCAACTGTTATTGTTGTAGAACCTACAGGAACATTTCCAATAACTTTTGTTAGTGGAGTTTCTTTGAATTTTCCAATTAAAAGACCTTCTTCATCATATCCTTCAGATATGGAAATTTTGTAAATATTTTCTCCAGTTGATGACAGATAATAATCAATCTCTGAAATTGGTGCCGATGCGGATCCATCACTTGAAATCAAAGTTTGACCGGCAACTTTTAGGGGATCTTGACCACTGACTAATTTTCCAAATAAAACTTTTCTTCTAATAAATTCTGCAGAAGATGATTTGAGAAGAAATTTTTCAGTGTCAATTACCTCTGCATTTACTCCATACAGTACTTTAAATAATATTTCAAACGATCCATCGGTTCCTTTTGTTTGGTAGAGAGACTTTGCCTGTTTTATGAAGGATCCAACATTTACATCCGGATTAAGGTCATTATTTTCCAGACCAGGTAAAAATTGATACTTTAATTTTTTGAAAAATTCTTTTAAAAATAAATTGCTGAGATTTATTACAGAATCTCCCTGATTATGCTCTGATATATTGGTTGTTTTGAAGACAAGATTTTGTTGTCCTCTATCTTCTTCATAGGATTCTACTCCACTAAATCCTCTAATGCATCCAGTGAAAGAAGTTTCTGTTTTTTCAGTATAAGTTATAATCTCATTATTGATCTTTAATAGACCATACTCTTCAGGAAAACCTGCAGTGGAAGATACAAAAATTTCATCATCAATGTATCCAACATCCTGACTTAGAGTATAAGTCTTAGATACAATATCTGCTGTTAAATTATCAGTGCTTATGTATTGATCAAAATTATTTGCTATATCAAAAGCAGCACCACGATGCTCTAAAGAAATATAATATTGTTTCAAAAAGTCAACAAAATTTTCTTCTGATGAAGAAATGAATTCCGGTAATTGATTCTTTATAATCTGACTTACTTTTACTCTAGAGTCAAATTTTGTATCCGCCATGCTTCCTTTACCTTGTTAATTTTCCGTTTGGATAACTGGATGTTGTTATATATCTTGTTCCGGATATACTTTCTCCTGAAGAAATAGTATCCCTTCTCATATTTATTGTAGGAGAACTAGCTCCAACATCAAAAATTAAGTATAAATCCTTCAAACCAATAACATCATTTGAATCTGGAAATGCCTGAACTTCAATAATTCCATCGGGCAACACTGTAGAGTTAATTTTTACAGTATTGAGTAAAATTTCTCCCTCTATGTAATCGACAACTCCAACAGATTCTATAACAATTTCCGGCGTTCCCGAGACTGTTTCTTTAACTACGGATAGAACACCTTTTCCACTTCCATCAAGATTTCCATTCAAATCTTTGTTTGGAGTATCAGTAAGATAAACAATACTAGATTCTCCTTCAACAGTAAAACCAGTACTCTTTACATTAAATCCATACTCATTAATATAAAAGCGATTGCCAAAGCAAAGTTCATACTGTGCAAAATTATTCAGAGACACTTTCATATCTCTTCTCATTCTCACCTTAGTGATATTCGAAGTAATTGCTGAATTTGTATTATCAATAACTTGCTGTACTTTACTATACTTAAATCTACCTCCAAACTTGTTCAGGTCTGCAGATTTAGCATATCTTTCTAAAGTTCCAATAACAGAACTTTTCAGTGAACTTGGAGTTGAAATTTGAGATGAGTTGTAATATACAGAAGATTCAATTTCAACATAAAGTATTTTTAAGTCAACAATTTTTTGATTAATTCCTGTTATAGAATAATTTTTTAAATCAACTAAAATTTGTTCTTTAGTAAAATCTGAGAGGAATGTGCCATTTTTTGGTTTTACTGCTATAGTCACACTTCCAAATTCTGGAGGATCTAATTCCTCTCCACCAATTACAGACACTGCTTCGGCATTTGGATATACTTTCCTGACAATATATTCATAATCTCTGGCGGTGACTGCCCTGTTCTGGGCACTGTATGCTCTTGGAGCATAGTATTTGATAGAATCTACACTCTCAATACTAGAACCCTCTCTAGAGGATAATATGGTATTGACAACGATGGGTTCATCTGACTGTGCAAGACGTAAATTTCCGTCCTGATCTGCATACTGAAGAGATCCTGCGAATGCTAAATTTCTAACTCCGTTACCTTCTTCTCCATTAGTTACAATATATTCAATCGTAATTACAGATCCATTTTCAAGTTTTTTACCAAAAACACCATCACCAAAAATAACTTCATAAGTTTCATCTTTTATCTCTTGAATTAAAAAGATCTCAGAAGTTGAATCAATATCAGTAATATTATCTACAACATTATATTCCTTTCCTCTTCCAGTTTCATTTTGACCTTTTACATAAACTCTGATTGAATCTGTATCAATGTATGAGTTTTGAAGTTCAAATTTTTGTTCAATTGATGTATCTACTGTATAAGACTTTCTTAGAGAAATACCTTCATAAACAGATATTGCATCGAACGTTGCTAACTTAGTTGTTCCAAAATCAATTGTTTGTACAGTAATATCTTCTGGAATTGAAAAAACATATGAGGTATTGTTAGTATTTCCTGTACAAACAAGACCTGATTTTAACGTCAGTGTTTGTGAATCAACTCCATTAAGAAAAACTTCAAATGATATTACTGCTCTTGCAGATTTTCTTGATTTTGGAACATATCCTATATTTCTTGCCAATCCAACAACATTTTGCCTTAGAGTTGCAGAATCCAAAAAGGATTCATTTGCAATCATGTTGCTATTAAATGCATTAATATACGTATTATATGCAAGTGTATCAATTAATATTGAGAAATTAGATCCCTCAAAATCAAAATCAGTGAATTTTGAATTTGCTCTTAGATAATCTTTGATCGAAGATTTAATTTGATCAAAATCTAAATTGTTGAACTCTGTAAAAGGCATTTTATCTCGTTGCCTCTAGTATGAAATTAATTGTTTGCTGTGGAAAATCATTTCCGATAATATCAAAGTGTACGGTAACGTCTATTGAATTCAGATCGGGTAAAAAATCAACTTCTATTAATAAGTTTTCTACCCGATCTTCATATGTTCTAATTGTACTTTCAATTTGATCTTTTATTCTAATTTCAGTTCCAATAATTGGATTATCAAATAATGAAGATCTCACATCAGATCCAATAGTTGAATTAAAAAATCGCTCATTGGGAATTGTTTCGACTAAATTCCTAATTGATCTGATAATTGCATTTTCATTCCTTAATATGGGTAAATCCCCCGTCACTGGATGTGGACGGAAGGATAAACTAATATCTCGGAATGCTCTGGATGTCCTTTGGACTGCCATTTTATAATTTTTTTAAATTATTTATACCTCATTCCTGAAGATTTTGTTGATTCGAGTTCAAATTATCGTGCATAATCTCTTGAATCGTAATTTCTTCCGGATCTTCTGTTTTTCTTGGGAGTGACCAGTAGTCTGTTGTCAAACTTGCGGTTCCCCACATAGATTTCATGTAGTTTTTATCTCTATCAACGGGTGAATTTCCCATTTTTCTCCTGTTTTTGTGTAAAAACAGAACTTTTTGAGGGGTTGCTATCCCTATTTCGTATTTATTGAAGATCTAAAGGGCGACCATCTTGAGATTTATACATCTCTTCCGGATTTTCTTCCAGTTTTTTGCGTTCTTTTGCAGTTTTCCAGAAATATTCGTCCTCACGACCCATTCCAAGTCGATCATTTCCATTCTCAACTTGATAATATTGCGTTGAAACCTTAAAATCAGGCATTTTTGGATCAACAGGAGTTAAACTATTGTCAAAAATACGCATTCTGTTGTTTGGATACAGTCCATACTGCCCATTTTCAAGTTCAATCAGGTTATGAGACTTGTGTTCGGCAGGATTTTCACTTGTTGCCCAATCAACATAGTCTGGATCATGGTGATAATTATCAATCGTACATACATAAGTGCCCTTTACAATACCATGATCTCTTGTATAACACTCAAAGTCCATTGAACCAATAAATTTCTTATCCACCGAGACGACTCCGTAGTCCATGCAGTTCCAAAACTGGAGGTTTGGTAGGCTCATATCAGGAGAAGGGGTCTCAGGATCCGAGACAAAGGCGCTGATGGGCAATTTATCATACATTGCCGCATACTCTGGTAAATAAGTCTCAAAATAAAAAGCGCGTCCAGGTATCGACTTGACCGATACCCAAACGCCCTTTACAAATTCACCGTGCCCACTTTGATGATCTGTTAGATATTCTTTACGAACCCATACTTCCATTGAAGGAAGATTTGCTATCAAACATGCCATGGTAATAACTTTACATTACTACATGTATGTATTAACGACCTTGACCACGATAAACTTTCTTTGCATTATTACGAGACGTGGCGGCATACTTCGTATTCTTTCCACTTCCTTGACGAGACTTTTTGGGTTTGCCAGGCATAAAACCATCCTTGACCAAACCAACCTTTGAACGCATTGCCATAATAATTAGTGCTCCTTAAATACTAAACATTTTTGTTTCAAGATCTTGAGGTCTTGGAGAACCTTTCTGATAATACTCTATCGAAAGGTCCTCCATCATATCAAAGTATTCTTCCTCCGTCAAGTTCTTGTATAATACTTCTCCCTTATGGAGAATTGTATAACTTGCCTCTTTCTTCATCAGATAACCCGAGTCTTTTCGTGACCAACGCGAATGCGAGGATCACACCAAATCTCAAATCCTGCGTCCTTTGCATCGAGACAGAAACTTACATCCTCTCCACACATATCTTGTACTGCACCACTCTCAAAGACTTGCATCTTCGGTGCAAACCATGGATACTTCATCTCAGGATGCTCAAAGACTCCCTTCTTGATCAGCAACCATCCGAAACCAGCATAATCAACTGTAAATGGTTTCTTTCTCTTTGGAAGACTTTCAACGGTTTCGTGATTCATGACTCCACCGTTCTTGGCAAAATCATCCTCTTCCAACCAGTGTGCCACAGAACTTGTGCGCCCGTCCTCAGTGGAATACCAACCACTTGCAATATCTTTATCCATCAAAATTAATTGATAGAATTTTTCGGTATTAAACACAATATCACTATCAATCCACAATTGATAATCATAATCCAGTTTGCCGTCCCACGGAATTTGATCCGGTCCTCGCAGCACGTTTGCTCCAAGACACTTGCATCTTGCAAAGTTAACCATGGAAGAATAATCTTGCGAAATCTGGATGCTTGCTCCGCTTTGTACAAGATCAAAACAAAGTTGTACAAAGTTCTTCAAGTATGTGTATGAAACTCCTCTTCCAGGTAGACAGAATACTACTGTCTTACCTTTGATCATCTCTCGCGCTTTGGCATAATCCCATTCGGTGTTCGTTGTAGATCCACTGGGTTTTGGTGCTTTTGCTTTAACGGTAAATCCTTTAGCCATAACTGTAAGTAACTACATCAGTATCATAACACTCTATCTATGCTTAGTCAATAGAACGGATTATAATGCAATCACTCTCTGCCTCAATGTTGACTTCGACTCCCTCATACCATCCGTTCTCATCACAGATCCACTCCGGAATTACTACATAATGCTCTCCCGATACTGGATCAATCTCTATGGTCCTTAAATTTTCCTGCGGATTTTTTTCCATATATTTGAATCCTATACCCAATTTTTATATAGCGAAAAAAATTTTTGAATCCACGGTAAATTTAGCTGCCTTTCGTAACACTTTATAGATTAGGGAAGTTAGGCGTTTTTATATACGGGGGGCAACACGCGCCGCGCCACGGCAACGCCCCGCAGGGGGGCACTGCTGTGGTCACGAACGCATAGGGGGGTCAGTAGCGGCAGGCAAGGGGGGAGTGTGCCTGGCGATCTGCCAAGCGATCGCGGGCGGCAGCAATGCGGTCGGCGCGATACTGTGCCTTTGCCTTGCGCTTCACTCCCTCTAGGTCTGCTACCATGGAAGCGCCCAACCCCCGCGCCTTAGTGAAGGTCATCCCGCCGCCGCTGCTAGCACGGAGCGCCTGCCCCTTCAGGTTGGTGTCGGTGCTGCGTGTGTTGCCGATTGCCTTTGCCATGTGTGTTGCTTTCAACCCTTATAAGATACCCGGTTGCCCTCTCCCGTTCTGTATCAGGCGATACCGTTTACGATATTAGTTTGGAAGCGGGAATTATTGAAATTAGCGACACTGAACCGCTGACGATCTACCAACTTAAATGTTCCAAACTCACTTCCCATAACATAACCCTCTGCAGAAATTTCATCATATCCGATGAATGCACGGGGACCAACATTTCGGCACTGATGCATCAACTCATCCTTCAAAGCTATCATCAACCCGTAGAGGTGCATAAGGTTAACATTGCCATTGAAATCCTCAACGCGCAGTGCATTACTAGAACGCAGGGCACTGTTAACATTTTTCTTAATTTTCTTTGCTTCCTTATCAGAAACAAACTCAGTCTTAGACATCACCTCACGGATCAAATCGATGATCGGGGGCATCTCAAACCCATCAGCACCTTCCAAATAAGAACCGGACCAAATGTATGCCTTAGGGAAGACAAACTTACAATAAGATGTGTCAGTGATGATATACTTCATCGGTGCTGCTACAGCATCACGCAGGTCAGATTCTGCGGTGTAAACTGTATGCGGAGCAATGATGATTTCCTGATCAATTATGTCATCGAATTTGTATGTAATCGTGTTGGGAGTATACTCATCAGAACCACCGAAACCAATAAAATCTCCCTGGAAAATGCCTTTGTTTTGTGGCAGATAGTCAAAGCATTTGTGAAGGATTTCTGCTACCTCTCCAGTGTGGTTAGCATCAATGTCCTCATGAGATTCATTGATCTTAATCTTCACTTTATTGAACACAGATTTGGTTCCCACAAACCAATTGCCGGTGGCAGGATTCTGTCCCCAAACGATAGCGGGAGCGCCGTCCATTTTGACCGAAAGATGGAAGTCGGATTTGATGGATTGCAGGAACGAAGTGTCACCGGTCAGGATGGTATCTTCGGGGTGTTCGATGTGAAGGTTTTGAGTCATAATAAAGAGAGAAAAGTGAAAACAATTGAGGGGGAATTTAACCCCCAGAGTTGTCATCAGGCAAGGCGCATTCCGTTGGCGAAAGGAATAGTCATCATCTGCTCAGTTTTGGTGTCTACAAAGTTAACGAACCACTCAAATTGCTTCTGGAAAACATACTCACGTTTTGTTCCGCAAGTGTAACCAAACTCAGAAAGAAGCGCATTCAAACGTGACTTTGTAGTCTTGGATTGATAACCACCGTCAAACAGAGTGAGGGAGTCATCATCGATCGTTGCAATTTGATTGCCGTGGAGATAAACGAAACTTACACCTTCGATGTTGATAACTTCGGTGTTATCGCACTTCCAGTCAGTGTTACCTTTGATTGCGGCAATCATTTTGGATTCGATCTTACGCATGAAAGAGAAGAGAAGGAACAGGGCGGGAGGGGCGCGATCCCCTCCACTCCTCTAAGATAGTCGATTTTGGGGTCTGTGCCAAAATCGTGTGCCACTTCGGCAACTGGTCAGATGATTATCACTCACCGAAAAATGCAAAGTGTGCATCAACCACGAAATCAATGACCTCGTCAGTTGCACTTACGTCGAAACGTTCGCAGAACCAATCGACTGCCATTTCGGATGATGCCATAGTGTCAAACATGAAGTCCTGCAGATCCTGCAGGTTTTGATCGGAAAAAAGAGTGGTTTTGTTCATGGGTCTACAATACACGGTTTTGACCCCTGTGCCCATTTTGTGTGCCACCTATCCAACTGGTCGGGCAGCCGACCGGTTTGTGTCAATAATCGGTGTTTCCGTTGATGTAAGATTCTACGTTAAATTTCTCTTCTTTTTCCCATTCTTCCTTGTATTCGATCACATCGAAGATCTCACCGGGAGCATCAGCAATCTCACTCCAAAGTTCGTCAAACATGAATGAATTTCTCAACTGTTGATACAATACACGATTTTGAGCACTGTGCTCATTTACTGTGCCACTAGAACATGTGGCACAGTTTGTTGTCACGAATCAAGCATACACAAAGTAAGATCCAACGGTCTCACGGAAAATGTTAACGTTCTCCAGGATTTCACGGCGGTTGTTGTAGATAACCTGTGCGCCAGTCCAGGTATACTCACCCAGCACAATTGCGAGTGCGATGACACGAACTGCAGATTTCACGGTCATTTCTGTCACGAATGCCATGAGGTTCAAAGTGTACAGAATTGCGAGGATTGTGTTGTTCATTTGTGAAAAGAATTCGTGGGGAGTTAGTGTAGAGAATTCTCACCCACATTTCAACAATACACGATCACGAACCCCATGGGGGGAATAGTGTGCAGTTCCCAGATTGGCACACTGTTCTCAATAACGAGTTCTTATTGAGAATCAAATATTACTAGTGTGCCAATCTGGGAACTGGTAGTTTAAAAGATATCTGCCATTTCCTTGATGCTAACATGCACATTCTCGTCACCTTGCAGGTCTAGGACTTCTCTCCAATCCAGATCTTCCAGGGGCAAGTCATCATAACACTCGATGTCCAGAGTGATGCTTACAATGCGTTTGCGTGCGTACATGTGAACCTCGTGCGTTGTGTGCGTATTATATCATGCATAATGCCTGTATGCAAGCGTGTCATAATCGCATGAATCTCGTGCATACTCGTCATCATCGTTATGATATGTCTCGTGCATATCTCGCATAGATGTTTGCGAACGTGCCATATGATACTCGCACATCTCGTCGAGATCGTATGTATATGACTCGTTGTTAAACTCGTATTCGAACTCGTAGTCGTCGTACATGATTCTCGTAGAGATTTGATGTTACGTTGTTATTATACCGATATCTCGACGAGATGTCAAGTGATTATCTCGACGAGATCCATAACCAATATTTATACAAGATCTCGTTGAAATTTGAGGGTCTCATGATTTTTCGCCGCCCCGTGACTTGACAAACCGCGCGGTTCATGATACGCTCGCTAAACTCACATGACCTGGAGGGGTTTCTATGAGGTAACTAGAGAGTATCCATGGGGTAACTACAGAGTATCCACACAGTATTTCTCAACTCTTATTGCAATTGATTCTCATTAAACAAAACA